GTATGTTGAAGATCAGCGGAGCTACTCCGGTACAGCTGGTCCTTTTAGAGGTGATCTATCAGGTGTAAGAACTCTATCTTCGGGTCTTCCGACTGCCCTACATAAGCCATGATGTTATCCTGCTTCGCAGCTTCACGCGCAACATTCTTCCAACTGGTGTCACCCGTCGGGCACGTGAAATACGCTGATGCTTTCTTTACATCCTCTATGTCATTAGAGACTAGCCTAACGCTGCTTCTTACCGCACCAAACTTCTCCTCTTTAACGTCCCTTTTTCCTATCAAATCCTCCAATTTCTTGTAACTTAAAACATCCTCTATGAGATCTTTCCCATCCGTTTTCACTTCTGATGGTTCCGCTAATTGTTGACGATCACCTTTTTCTGTATCAACGTTATCGTTGTCTTCTGAATCCTGTTTCCCTTTCCTTCCATTCTTTCTTTTTTGTTTGCTTGGATTTATGTTGTTAGTTGATTTCAGCCAACGATCTAACTCCTTTTTCGCTTCACGTTGCTGCGCGTGCGCTTCTTTACCTAATCCGATTTCTTTAAGTACGTGACTATCCAGGAACAAAATCTTTTCATCAGCCAGTCCCCCACCTTTGTAGACTCCAACCTCTTGACCAAACTTCTCCCGTATCACCTCTGCGATCTCCCTTGATAACACCTGGAATTTTCTTGCTACTGATTTAACCTGCGATTCAAATCCTCTATCGCTACCATGATCTTTTCGCTGAATCCCAAGGTCCGGTAATTCCCTCTTTCTGCTTCCTTCCACGCTTCCTCTCTCTCCTCCTTCGTTGCGTGTTCCGCTCGATTTACCGCCGCTTTCCACCCCCACTCTGTTTTCTGTCTCTTCAGTGGCCGTGCCACCTCCACCCCTGGCAGCCCGGGAATCTCCATTTTCAGTTCGCTCTCCGCTTTTCTTTTCATCATTCCAATCAACGACCTTGATCTGGATACCCCTCTCTTTCAATTCCCGAGTAGAGTCCTTGATCACGTCACCAGGCGCGAGCAGTAGCACAGTAGTCATCAGCCAATCTTTTTAC